ATAGTCCATCAATGCAGGCAAAAAGAGCCATGCAATTCGCACAGCAGATGGGCTTAAAAAACTGGAACCCAATCCAGGGATTTGATGTGGTCTCCAACTACATACCCTATGCATTACATGTGTCACCGGGGGAGAGATTTAAGGGCCAAGATGGAGATAAACAGGTTCGTGTTCCTGTGAATCTGTTTAGTCCCGCAGAACGAGCAGATATAGCCAAAGCCCGCTGGACTGGAAGTTTCAGCCCTACTATAAGCGTAGGTGGCTACAGCATTTTTAATCCGGGTACACCACAAAATGGTGTTGGTGAAGAAGATGAAGAGGACAAGGATATTGTACTTGGACAACCCAGGAAAACACCGGGTAGTGCTGCCGGCGGTAGTGATGATGCAGGTGGTGTTCATGCCGCAGATGCTGGCGCAAAAACACCAGTGGAAAAAGTAAAAACCATTCCAATCGATCCAAAAGTAAAAGACATGCAAGAAGAAATCTTAGCCAAGGACCCTAACGCATTACCACGTTTTGGAGCAGATGGAAAACTAGGGCCAGAAACAGCAGCAGCCATGTCCAAGTATCCAGACATCTCTAGAAAATACATGGGCGCACCCATGACTACAGGAATGACCATTGGCTCAACTCTTAAAAGCATAACCAAAGGAGTTGTGGACTTTGGCAAAGGCATCTGGAAAGGTCTCACCTCCGAAGGCGACAACATGGCTACCTTTGAAGAAGCCTCGTATGATGCTGAACTGGCAAGAATAAAATCACTGAGTTCGCTCAAATGACATAAATAACATTGACACAGAGACAGAAAGCGCATATACTACTACTGTGTTTGCGCTTTTTCATTTGTGGCACAGGCAACACAATCTAAATCATTAGATAGGCATTTAACATAGGCAACTTTATAGGAGAAAAAACTATGGCAACTTTAGCAGAAATCAGAGCACGACTACAGGCAGCAGAGACAAAAGGCAAATCCGGAGGCAGTGGCGGTGAAAATCCAATTTACCCACACTGGAACATGGAAGAAGGCCAATCCGCAACAGTCCGATTCTTACCGGACGCAAACTCCAAAAACACATTCTTCTGGGTAGAACGGGCCATGATCCGACTGCCATTCAACGGCGTCAAAGGAGAGATGGATAGTAAACAGGTAATGGTGCAAGTCCCATGTATGCACATGTGGAACGAAACTTGTCCAATCCTTTCCGAGGTCAGCCCTTGGTTCAAGGATCCTAGTCTGGAAGACATGGGTCGTAAGTACTGGAAGAAACGCAGTTATGTGTTCCAGGGCTTTGTGCGTGAAAACCCTCTTGCTGACGACAAGACACCACCTAACCCAATCCGTCGTTTCATCATCGGACCTCAGATCTTTACCCTGATCAAGAGCGCATTGATGGATCCTGAATTGGAAAATCTGCCAACCGACACCATGGCTGGCTTGGACTTCCGTATCACTAAGACACAGAAGGGCGGCTACGCTGACTACAACACTTCAAAGTGGGCTCGCAAAGAATCAGCACTCACTGAAGAAGAACAAGCAGCCATTGAGACACACGGCTTGTTTGACTTGAGCACATTCTTGCCCAAGAAGCCCACTGATGTGGAACTCAAGGTCATGAAAGAAATGTTTGAAGCAAGTGTGGATGGCAAAGCATTTGACATGGAGCGTTGGGGACAATACTTCCGTCCTGCTGGCATGCAAGCACCTGCTGGTGCAGCACCGGATGCGGATGAAGATACTCCAGCACCCAAAGCAGCACCTGCTGTGAAGGCACCTGTAGATGCATTCGACGACGAGGATACTCCTGAGGCAACGGCACCAGTGGCCAAGCCAGCAGAAGGCAACAAAAAGGCCGAGGACATCTTGGCCATGATCCGTAGCCGTCAAAACAAGTAAGCAGCAGTATCACACAGAGGGGTTCTCCCTCTGTGTTCTTTCATAAAATAATAGGTGACATATGGGTAAACCTTTTGATGTTTCAAAATTCCGTAAGGAAATTACCAAGTCAATCGAAGGATTGAGCATTGGTTTCAACGATCCAACAGACTGGATCTCCACAGGCAATTATGCCTTGAACTACTTGATCTCTGGAGACTTTAACAAAGGTATTCCATTGGGCAAGGTCACTGTGTTTGCTGGTGATTCGGGCGCAGGCAAAAGTTATATCTGCTCCGGCAACATTATCAAGAACGCTCAAGCACAGGGCATATATGTTGTGCTAATCGACAGTGAAAATGCCCTGGATGAAAACTGGCTTAGAGCACTGGGCGTGGATACTAGCGATAGCAAACTGCTTAAACTCAGCATGGCTATGATCGACGATGTGGCCAAAACAATTTCAACATTCATGAGCGACTACAAGGCATTGCCCGACGGTGAACGTCCTAAAGTCATGTTTGTGATTGACAGTCTAGGCATGTTGCTCACACCCACTGATGTGAATCAGTTTGATGCAGGCGAGATGAAAGGTGACCTTGGTCGTAAACCCAAAGCACTTACCAGTCTTGTGCGTAACTGTGTGAACATGTTTGGTTCATATAATGTGGGATTGGTGTGTACCAATCACACATATGCAAGTCAAGATATGTTTGATCCTGATGATAAGATCTCCGGCGGTCAAGGCTTTATCTATGCTAGTAGTATCGTTGTGGCTATGAAGAAACTCAAACTCAAAGAGGACGAGGATGGCAACAAGATTTCAGATGTCATGGGTATCCGTGCTGCTTGTAAGGTAATGAAAACACGCTACGCAAAACCATTTGAAGGCGTGCAGGTCAAGATTCCTTATGAAACAGGTATGAGTCCTTACTCGGGTATGGTGGATCTCATGGAGAAACGCAACCTGCTAAAGAAGGAAGGCAATAGTCTAGTGTTTGTTACTACCGACGGCGAGATCATCAAGAAGTTCCGCAAGAAGTGGGAAGCCAATGAAGAAGGTTGTTTGGACCGTGCCATGACAGACTTTGCAAATCACAAAGAAGAGGTAAGTACCGCTGAGGAGACAGCAGAATGAATGAAGCAGTAGCAGTGGCCAGCGAAATGTGGTCAGAACTCAAGCGTTATGTGAACACAGTGGATCGAGACGAAGCAGCAGAAACAGTTGTGGCTATCTTGATCGACAACGACTGTGATGTAGACGATATCAAGGACACATTCAAGGGTGATTCAGATATCAAACGTGCTCTTACCGCATATCTCGACAATGACAAATCCTACGAGGATGAGGATGAGGAAGATGTCGAGGAAGAAGAAGACTTTCACGAAGACGACTGGGAAAACTGATGTGGTATAGCAAGGTAGTGGCCAACTTGGCGGCCATTCCTGATTTTATAGACCATTTTGAAGCAGAGATTGAACTGGCCAAACGAGATTGCAAAATCTCGGGTGTGCTGGAAAAGAACATCTCTGCTTTGCCCGGTATCACGGAACAACGCTTCAATCAACTACAAGAGATTGAAGCAGTTCTAAACTATCTCAACATCCAACTACGCAAGATACGCAGGAAACACTTCCAAAAGTATCTGGAAGGCTATGCCCGTGCTCTTACATCAAGAGATGCCGAAAAGTACGCAGAGGGTGAAGACGAAGTTGTGGACTTTGAAACCATCATCAACGAAGTAGCATTACTGCGAAATCGCTGGTTGGGTATCATGAAAGGCCTGGATACCAAACAATGGCAGATGGGCCACGTGGTTCGTTTACGTACAGCAGGTATGGAAGATATTACACTATGATCGGTTTGCGTGATACATACTGTTATGAAACGCACCGCATTTGTAACAGGCATGACCGGCCAAGACGGTCCTTATCTAGCTAAATTGCTAATCGAAAAAGGCTACCATGTTTATGGCCTTGTTAAACGATATTCAAACCCTAACTTAGACAATCTACGTTGGTTAGGTATTGAGAACGATATCGAGTTGATCACCGGTGATATCACCGATGAAAACAACATGAATCATCTCATGCAAACACTCAAACCTGCAGAAGTATACAATCTTGCAGCACAGAGTTTTGTGGGCGCAAGTTGGGATCTCAACAAACTCACCACAGAAGTGAACTCTGTGGGTGTGCTGAACTTACTCAACGCCATACGCAGTCACAGCCCTAATACACGCTTCTATCAAGCCAGCACATCAGAGATGTTTGGTAATGCTACAGAAGCAGGCGCTCAAGGAGAAACCACGCCGTTCCGACCAAGAAGCCCTTATGGTGTGAGCAAACTATACAGTCATTGGATGACCATTAACTTCCGTGAAAGTTACAGCCTATACGCATGTTCGGGTATCTTGTTCAATCACGAAAGTCCATTGCGCGGTCGAGAGTTTGTCACACGCAAAGTCACAGATGGTGTTGCCCGTATTAAATTAGGGCTTGCTGATTCTATCACATTAGGTAATCTAGATGCCAAACGAGATTGGGGGTTTGCTGGAGACTTTGTAGAAGCCATGTGGATGATGCTACAGCAATCAACAGCCCGTGACTATGTGATCGCTACCGGTGAGCAGTACAGCATTGGTGAACTTTGCGATGTGGCATTTCGACATGCAGGCATTGGAGATTGGCAACCATTGGTCAAG